AGAGGCTTCGGTTTCCCCATGCTGTGCGTCTTCGTGGCTTCTACAAGGACAAATGCATCTACGACATCATAGAGTTCTTCCAGTCGTATCTTCAGCATTTCAAGCTCATTGTAAAACATGAAGCAGTCTATGATCTTCATCTTCTTTATAGTATGTTTATACGTTCCAGGTAAATACGTAACGCGTCCTTTTCGAGGGGATTGATATGGCTGTTATAGTTGCGCACGTTGTCCGTCACGAGAAGATTCTTATACGGAGGCCGAATATACTTGTATCCGTCGGATCCCTCAACCAAGCGCATAGACTGCGTTTCGCTGATAAGAGACTCCAACATCTTTTCTCCTGGTCGTAGTCCAGTGACCCGGACGGGCTTTCCGTACTTCTCCGAAAAGATGTCCATCAGATCTACAAGCTTCATGGAAATAAGCTCAGGTATCACGGTATCCCCGGACTCTGCACACGTAATCGCATGTTCAATCAACTGTACGCTCTGTTCAAGTGTCATAACAAAGCGTGTCATATCCTTGTGCGTCAGCATGAACTCTTTAACATTAGGATCCTGACCCATTTCGTGAAGGATTGGAATGATGCTGCCCCTCGAGTTCAGAACATTTCCGTAACGAATATTCACAAACTTGCGATTCTTTACGTAGAGCGACTTCTCAACAATTGCACTCTCAGCAAGTGCCTTTGCCATCCCATATGCGTTCGTAGGTTCGCAGGCTTTATCAGTGCTAACCATGACGACACACTCAAGATGGGTGAGTCTATCGTTGTTCTTCTCGACAGCATTGACTACATTGATAGGTCCCACGCAGTTTGTCTGAATACACTCTTCCACTGCGTATTCACATCGGTCAATATGTTTGAGAGCAGCCATGATAACAATAATATGGGGCTGAACTCGTAGAATCGCGGTTTCTACCCCATTGTAGTTGCGTATATCTCCAATGATGAACTTGAGGTTCTCCGAACGATACTTCAAGCTCATCTGCCAGTGCTTGCACTCGTCTCGTGAATAGTTTGTGATCGTGTTTCCGGAAAGATGGGTCTCAATAAACTTGTTTCCGAGGGATCCCGAACCGCCGAAGAGAAGGATACGTTTGTTCAACATTATATTAGTAGTTTCGTTAAGTGTAAAGGTATTAAACGTAATGGAGAGTATTCCTAAGACCTGTTTCACCTTCTGGCAGGGTGCGCAATTTTCAAAACTTCATTATTATACGATATACTCACTTGTCAAATACAACCCCGGAGTAGAGATAGTAGTCTATACCTCCTCGTCGTCCAGGGATATACTTGTCGACTGGAAAACTGATGAACACAATGTTCCGATTACAAATACACTGCCATTCTCATCGCTAAGTGAATTTGGAACGCGAATAAAAATAGTCCATGTAGATTTTCAGGAGGAGTACAATATTTCAAATGATATTTCGGTGGTCTTTAAAGCAGACTTCATACGTATCGCCAAGCTTTATGAACATGGAGGTGTTTGGTTTGATTTTGATATCCTGTTCATACAACCGATTCCCGAATTCATCTTCGATGTCTCATCGACCGAGTTGTTCTTTTTCTGCTATTCAAACACTATTCCTACCGGGTTTATAGCATGTCGCCCGAAGATACCTATTGCGGAGATCCTATTTTCCCATGCAAAGCGTTTAATTACAGTGCCCGGAGACTATCAGAAAATCGGTCCATTCCTATGGACAATCCTCTTCGCAGAAAACAGTCATCTTTTTACAAACTCAACTTGTCTGGACACAAGTATGATATATCCGTATCTACCAGAGACTATTCATGAAATTCTAAAAAATGGAGGCGGACTTAATAAGATAACTGAACATACGTTTGGTGTTCACTGGTTTAATGGGGATCCAGCCATCAAGAAGTTTATAAATAAACCTCGAAACAGCGTTTTGTACCCGACAAACTGCATACTCAATCGGTGTATATGCAAGACCCAAATCGACCCATTTTTATGAGTTGTCTAACCCAAAAAATAGACGCTTGTTGGCGCTGTTTTATATTTCATTAATCACTCCAATCATCCCAATGTTTCTTAAGCCTTAAGAAAGTGGATCTTGAGGTACGACTGGAGGTTCAGGTACGTGACCGTGTCCTTGTCCGTAACCTTCAGCAGGCGGGACAGCACGCCGTCCGGGATGATGCGGCGCTTGTTCGCCGGGTCAAAGCACGAGTTGGCCTTGACGTAGTTGGCGACGAACTTCGTGACCTCCGTCTGCGAGCGCTGCGAGCCAGCCGCCAGCTGCATGAAGGCGCACAGCTCCGGGGAGAGCGCGCGGGGCTTCAGGAAGGCGTTCTTGGAGCGGCGCAGCTCCCACGCGGCCTTCTCCTCCGGCGTCATGTCAGCAACATCCTTCTTCACGCGGCGCTTCTTGCCCGCCTCCTTGACCTGCTTGGCAACCGCCTTCGCCGCGACCAGCGTGTCGGCGATGACAGCCTTGAGCTCATCGGCCAGGCGCGCGCGGATCTCGCGCAGGCGCTCAACCACCGCCGAGATGGACGGGGCCTCGCCGGCAGCGGGCGCCACCTCCGTCGAGGGGGCAGGGGCAGCAGCAACGGGGACCTGGACCTCCGTCTTGGCCGCCGTCTTGCGGGGGGCAGCCGCCTTCTTCTCAACGGCGGGGGCAGGGGCAGCCACGGCGGGCGTGGTAGCGGGGGCAGCAGCGGCCTTCTTCGCAGCAGCGGGCTTCTTGGCGGCAACCTTGGGATCAGCACTCATGTTTGTAGTAGAGGCAGACGCAGTTGCGGGCATTTCTAACGCGGTTATGTATACATCACCCCCCGACCGCGTAAATAGGTTTGAAATATAAAATTATGAGTAAGGACTAAGGATGAGCAGTTCAGCAGTAGGATTAGGGTCTTGGAAAAAAGGGGGTCGTGTCTCTGATGCAAGTGCGGTCACCCAGAATATTCGTGCAGTAGCCCAGGGACAGGCGGATGCGACCTATGCGAACACACAGAAGAAGAACCCGTTTCGGATGTCTCAGGCGATCTTGAACGGGACAGCGTATGGGGGTCAGGTGTTGTCTCTGAAGAACTTAGAGAATCCCCCAAGCGCGTAGATAGGTTTGAAATATAAAATTACGAGTAAGGAGTAAGGATGAGCAGTTCAGCAGTAGGATTAGGGTCTTGGAAAAGGGGAGGTCGCGTCTCTGATGCAAGTGCGGTCACCCAGAACATTCGCGTGGTAGCGCAGGGACAGGCGGATGCGACCTATGCAGGGACGCAGAAGAAGAACCCGTTCCGGATGTCTCAGGCGATCTTGAACGGGGCTGCGTATGGAGGCGAGGTGTTGTCGCTGACGATTATACAGCAGGGGTACGTACCTACCCTGATTAATATTGAGGATATTGCTACATATGATCCTGAATATATGTGGTATGTATTAAATGGCAACTACACTATTGCTAAGTCTCGAATATTAAATATACCGTATGGTGTTTCGTTGCGGATTGAAGACGGGAACACATTAACGAATAACGGCACAATCAACAACGTTGGCACAACCACCAATGTCGGCACATTAACGAATAACGACACATTCAGCAACAGTGGCACAACTCTAAACGTCGGCATATTCACCAACACCGGCATAACTGAAAACGTCAGCGCATTCACGAATAGCAAGACATTCAACAACGATGGCACATTCAACAACGATGGCACAACAGTCAACTACAATTTCACAACTCAGAACACCATCGAATTCTTCAACAATGGCACATTCAACAACGATGGCGTATTATCGAATAACGGCGGAGGTGGAAACTTCGGCACATTCATCACCTATGGCACAATCAACAACGATGGCATAATTAATAACACCGGCACAGACGAGATCGGCGTATTCAACATCCATGGCATATTAAACAACGATGGCACAATTGATAACACCGGCACATTGAGCAACATGGACACTGGCACAATCAATAACACCGGCATAATTAATAGCGCTGGCACATTCAACAACTCCGGCACATTCAACAACACACCTGCTTAATCAACAAGTAGGTCGGGGGCATTGCGAAGATTATATATCATAGTATAACAAGCATGGCTACAGTCCCAAGTGCGCCTACCAATCTCGTTGTGACATATGTTGGTTCTGGTACAGTATCGATCTCCTTTACACCAGGATCAAATGGAGGTTCTGCCATAACCAATTATCAGTATTCCGTTGATGGCGGTGAATCCTTTAATGCCTTCAACCCTGTAGATACCACGAGCCCTGTTGCCCTTAGTGGTCTAGAGGATGGCGTAGTCTATACTTTCGGGCTCAAGGCTGTAAATAGCGTGGGTGAAAGCGAGGCATCATCTTTCGTTGATCACCTGGTATATGGTCCAGCGGATGCACCAACTGGTCTAATATCGCTGAATAGATTGAATGGAATCATTTCTCTTTCCTTTGTAGAAGCATCAAATGGAGGTTCTACCATAACCAATTATGAGTATTCGTTGGATGGAGGAAGCACGTTCGCGGCGTTCAATCCCCCTCAAACGACCAGCCCCCTTTCAATATCCGGTCTGACCAATAACACTCAATATTCGATCGTTTTGCGTGCAGTGACCGAAGCGCCTGACAACGCGAGCTCCGATACACTCAACATATTTTACTCGGGCCCCGGCTCATTCAACAACAGCGGCACATTCAGCAACGACGGCACAATCAACACTACTGGCATAGTCTATAACACTCTCTCTATATATAACAGCGTCACAATCACCAACGACGTCGGCGGCATACTCTATAATGTCGGCCCAAGTGGCGAAATCATTAACAGCACACTAATCAACAACTACGGCAACATCAACAACGCTGGCACATTCTCTAATCTAGTGGGCTCCACAACCAACAACACTAACACATTCTCTAACACTCTCTCTCTATGTAACAGCGGCACATTTGCCAACGACGTCGGCGGCATAATCTATAACACTGGCCCAAGTGCCGAAATCATTAACAGCCTATTATTCGACAACTCCGGCACAATCGACAGCTACCAAGGCACATTCTCTAATGAAGCGGGCGCCACAATGAACAACACTGGCATATTCTGTAATGTAGTGGGCACAATCAACAACGCTGGCATAGTCTATAACACTCTCTCTCTATGTAACAGCGGCACGTTTGCCAACGACGTCGGCGGCACACTCTATAATGTTGGCCCAAGTGGCGAAATCATTAACAGCCTAATAATCGACAACTCCGGCACAATCGACAACTCCGGCGGCATAATCGACAACACTGGCACATTCTCTAATGAAGTTGGTGCCACAATCAACAACAACGACGGCAGCTTTCTCTATACTTACGACGGCGGCCTACTCACTAACGACGGCGACATCAACAATGCCGGCATAATTAGTACTTCAAGTGGGGGAACCTGTGGAGCTGGAACACTCACCGACAACGGCACTATTACTGATATTGGTAGTGGTACACAGAATACCGATTGCCCGCCGTAGAGGACTTACATATACCATAATCGCGTTTAATATAGGGATATGACAAACCAATGCTCTGGGCAGCGCTGCTGACTATGGCATCGGTCGTATCCGCACAAACCATGGGATACGACTGGAACGGGTTCTCAGCATCCGGTCTTGGTTGCGGATCGGATTCAGGTGCGCTCAATGTAGGTCTCAGCCAATCCCTACCTCCTGGCGCCACGGGTCTGAAAGTCAAGCAGATCGCCTTTGCAATTTACGGAACCAACTCCCTCCCTGCTTTCATTCAGCTGCACGGAAGCACCGCCACGCCTCGTCTCTCAACATCCTCTGCTGTTCAGTGCTGCGGGTCAGGATGCGATCTGGCTGTTCAAGTAGCGGCAGCGGGATACTCATGGTACAATTCTCCCTGTGGTCGGCCCCCCTGCACGAATGCCAACAAATGGTATTATATGGATTTCTCGGGGACAGCGGTTGGAACAACGGAACAAACGGGTATATGGGAAGCAACCTTCTACAATTCCGGAGGATCCCAGATCGGTGCCAACATGATCAATCTCGGGTCGGGGTCCGTGTTTTTCATGTCCTATACCGTTATCATTCCGTCTCCCACACCAACCCCCTCTCTCACAAAATCTCCGGTGTCGCCAAGTTTGACGGCTTCGGAGACTGCATCTACCTCTATCTCTAGAAGTGTCTCAGGGAGTCCGTCCGTGGATCCAACGGATTCTCGGTCCGTAAGCGCGAGTCGGAGCGTATCCTCCAGCGAAAGCGGGAGTCGGAGCACATCTCGCAGTCCCTCGGCTGATGCAACTGATTCACGAACGTCTTCCAGGAGTAGGAGTGCTTCTCGAGCTCCTTCGGTAACCGTATCTCCGTCCCGCCCTGAGTCCCAGTCTGTGTCTGTATCTTGGGGCTCCAGCTCTAGTATATCTGAAACTACATCGTCTAGTCCCAGTGTAACACTAGCAGAATCTCAAAGTACCACTGTATCTTCAAGTCCCAGTTCCAGTGTTTCACCAACCACCGATGTATCTTCCGTGTCCATATCTGCTAGTAATTCCATGACCATATCTTCAATTGCCGCAGTGTCAGGGTCTGGATCTTCCAGCTTAAGCCAGAGCCAAAGCCTTTCTCTTTCACCAACGGCTGCTTCTACCCCTTCTATCAGCGCTACAGCTTCAGATTCACCTTCACCTTCCCTAACGACTGCCATAACTGCTTCTCTCACAGCATCTGAGTCCATCTCTTTATCTCCCACACCATCGGCAACGTTCAGTTCTTCTGTTTTTCCAACACAGACGTCTAGTTTGAGTACAAGTGAATCTACGACAGCCGGGGTATCTCAAAGCGTGACATCCTCAGTATCTCAAAGCATGAGTTCTAGCGTGACGGGAGCTGTGTCGCAGAGCGTGACGGGAGCTGTGTCGCAGAGCGTGAGTTCTAGCGTGACGGGAGCTGTGTCGCAGAGTTTGGCAGCGACATTCTCGTCTGTCTCCAGCTCCAGCTCCAGCCTATCCGGTAGCTCCAGCTCCAGCTCCAGCCTATCCGGATCTCCAAGCTTGAGTGTCAGCGTCTCTATCAGTTCATCGGGTATCCCTCAAAGTTTCCAGCAGGTGAATAATATAAGCACAGCAATGTCGGCCACCTCCACTCCGCAGTTTTATACAACTGCATTCCCAACAACAACCCCAACATACAGCCCTACCCAGAACGCCACACTTCCTATCATCGTGGTTGATGGTCAGGCTACAAACATGACCACCACAAACGCGCTCCTTGGAACTACGCTGGCTCTCATTATCGTCGCAGTCGCGCTGGCTGCTGGACGGTACCTCCCCGCCGGATGGGCACAACGGTTTCGTCGTATGATTCCTCAATCCACAATTGATAAGTTCAAGCGCGATCCCCTCGGATCCGTCACCGAGATGGTCAATGATCCCAAGAGCATTCTTAAGAGTCTCAAGATCCCTGATAGTGTGATGGAGATGGTTCCTCCAGGCATCAAGGATACGTTCCTTCCTACAACAGAAGCTGTAGGTGTAGAACCTGCGGTTACACCAGAGCCCGAGCCCCAGCCCGAGCCCAAGGTTGAACCTGAAGGGGAGCCAGACACGAAACGCAGGGTTGAGCCTAAACCAGAACCGCAACCGCAACCGCAACCGGAGCGCAAGTCGGGGCCAGAGCCCGAACTGAAGCAGGAGCGCGTTCGCGAACCCTCTCCAGTGCCGTCCAAGAAAGTCGTGTTTGAACCCGAAGCAACTAACGATGTTGTAGACGTCCCTGTACTCCCGCGCACCGAAAGCCACGAGGTCGTGGATCTCGGAGGAGTTATCGTTCAGGAGCAGAAAGATGAAATCCGCAATCCCGTCACCCTGCAGATCAGTGCCGACGACCTTGCAGAGATTCAGTCTATGCTGGCGGAAAAGAAGAAGGCACACGCTGTGGTCTAACTAAAAAAACGCCTCGCTTCGTGAGAAAGCAGAATAAACCGAAAACGCAAAATTATCAGGGGCTTTCACATTCTGCTGGAAAATCGCCATGAGAATTCCAGCCACATCTGTGCTCAGATGTGTAAGACTTGGGTATGTGTGCAAAACGTTCCTGATATTTTTGATCCAGAGGAGATGCTTCAGGCGAGGAGGGGTTGGTTTCATGGCCGCTGCCAACCGCATATCTTCCATGAGGGCACTGACAAACAGGGCTAACTGCGAATAACTGAACGAAATGAAGTTTTCATGATGAACGTCAAAGCCACACTCGCGAATCAACTGAGCAATACGCAGCCATCGTCCATCCCTCCGCTCTGTAGCAGTCATAGGTCCCGGCTGTCCTTCATGATACATTGGCCTCCCCGAAAGTCTTCGCCACTCACAAAGTTTCCTAAACCTCCGGAGATCGTCTACAGGGATTGGCGTACGCGTCCATGGATTCTGGATCTCCAATTCCTTCTGCGCCCACTGAATCATTGTGCGCTGATCGAACCAAAACACCTTCCCCGACTCCATGATAGAAAAGTAATCAAACGGATGAACTTCCGTCTTGGAATCGAGAGTGCTTACATCGTCGTCATTGTTGCAGAGAGATCTCCGTAGAACCCCGGGTCCTGCCAGTTTCAGGGGGATGCGTACGCTATACCCTCTCCACAATGCTTGGAATCTCCGAACACACAAGAGTGCCCCCGGAAACTGAGTGATCCACATGCGTGTATGACGGGTCTTTAGGTGTCGTCTGCAGCACGAAAACCCTGAGACGGAGCGTATGCCACACCGTTCCCATGATTGTTGATTCTTACATGCAAAACACTGCATTCCACTTATCTATTACTTTCATTGATGGTTTAAATACGCGTCCGCACTTGAAACGATTCCGTGAGACAAAAACGGATCGCCCGTCAGCCAAGGTAGTCTAACAGCACAACCCAACACATACAACATGGCAGCACCCGCAGTCGTCAGCGTTTCTAAGATCTCCGCGTCCGATATTCAGTTCTCTGAGCCCAAGATCAACAAGCAGGGAGGCAAGTCAATCGCATTCAAGTACCGTAGCCAAAATGTCCAGTTCCGTTTCCCTCTCCTCGGCTTCCCTGGTGGTGTGCTGATGAAGGAGAACGAGAACAAGGATGGGAGTACCTCAACCTCTTACACGATGTCCGCTTCGCTCCAGGGCTGCGATCCGTACGGTCGCGAGCCTGCAACGGGCACGGACGAGGTGTCCAAGTCCTACAACTTCCTCCGCGACTTCCAGGAGTCGGTCATTCAGGCCGCGGTCGCGAACTCGGCTGCATGGTTCGGCAAGAAGCGCGGCGAGGAGTCCATCCGCGACTCATTCAACAAGTTCCTGAGCGTCTCGGTCGATAAGACCAACGACGGCTGGGTCCCGAACGGCAAGTACCCGCCGTCGCTCCGCTTCAAGCTGCCCGTCTATGACGGCAAGGTCAGCATGGACGTGATCGACTCGGAGGACAACACGATTGCTCTGGCGCCGACGGAGCTCCAGGGTGCTCTGCCGAAGGGCAGCCAGGCGAAGATCATCGCGCAGGGCAGCATCTACATCATCGGCCAGGGCTTCGGTCTGACGTGGCGTCCGTCCATGATGCAGGTGTTCAAGCGCCAGCGCAAGACGGCGCGCGAGTACTTCAAGGAGGATCAGGAGGACGGCGAGGAGGTCGTTCCGGTTCCTTCGGGCGGTGCCAAGGCCGCGTTCGCCGAGGAGGAGGAGGCTGAGGAGGAGACGGTTGAGGATGAGGCTCCCGCGCCTACGCCTACGGCTTCGCTGCCGGTCGTAGAGGCGCCGTCGTCAGCCGCCAAGAAGCCGGCGGTGCGTCGCAAGGTTGCGTAAGCACGCGTATCGGAGGGAGGGATATAGATAACGCCATCATCATCAACAAAAATCGTTGAGAAGACATCAAACTTCGGTGTCTTTTTCACTTGCGTACATCCTGGATGACCTCCTCCGCCACATCGCACACAGAGATGGTCGGCGGAAGTATATCCTTTGACGACATCTGCGGGAGTCACAACGGTGAGAGACGTCCGTGCTTTGATGTCGCGGACAGTGTCCCAGCCATGTTTCATGCAGTCTTCGTAGGCCGCTTCGGACATGATGTTCCAGAGAGTCTTGTCTGCACTCTCCCACTCCTCCTGCAGAAGGGTTGCCCACACATTCTCGTGGAACCAGTAGCACGTGTAATCCTCCTCGGTGGTATGCTCAACCAGTCCTACACGCTTGTAATCGTCATATAGCCAATACACCTGCAGTTCGCTGGTAGAAAAGGTCGGATCTAGATTGCCACGAAATACGGAACGACCGTCGTATTCATATTCAGAGACATCGGAGCCCAGATCAAATTCGGTAATATCTTCATCAACAGGGTATAGAGTGCCACTGGCTGAAAGCATTACTGAGTAGAAATAAGATATGCAGCCAAATAACCCGCACCCACTTCCAGCAGTTTTATAGCTGTGTGCTCAAGGGAGTTTCCGGGACGTATTTCCCCTTGAAATCCAAAGAAGCGAACCCCGAGAACATATTGTAGAACGTGGTAAGCTACAATAGGAACCAGCAGAATAGGGTAGAGGTAGGCTAGAGCACCCGATAGAACGTGGAGAACCACGTAGATCGGATCCTTGTACCAGATCTTCATCATTATGTAAAGCTCACAACAATCTTGACGTCATGTTTCTTCAGCGACTTGGTGGCAGAATGCGACAGCTCGTGGCGCTTCTTCCGTGTGTGCTCCGTCTCCTTTTTTGCATCTCCGGTCGTCGTCATACGCGTCTCCATATCGGCATGGATATCGTCGCGATGGGTGAAAAGGTAATCAATAATACCGTCCTCAATCGCCCACGCAAAGAAGTTCAGCTGGCCGACGGTGGTGGAGATGCCACGGAAGTCCAGGCGCTGCCACCGGCAGAAGGGGTCGAACATCTTCTTGCTGTAAGCTTTTAGATGGGACTTGTACGCCAGATACACAATGACGTGGCGATCGTTGTGCATGTAGGACACATTATTCTTCTTGGCATAATTGGTAACAAACCAGTCCAGGATACGTAGAGAGACGTTGGACTTACCACCCAGGATGTTCTGTAGGAGTTCTGTGCGTTCTGGGGTATAGAAGGATTCAAGACGATGAAGGACCCAACCCTCCTGCGTAGAGATTTCGGTTGTAGTTGTCATTATCTAAACGGACCTCCTTTTCTGTAAGGGCTTTCGTGATAAAACGGACTAACTTTAACGGAACTAGCCTAATAGAACAATGGAAGTGTTTGAGCTGCCCTTAGATGCCTGTACGCACCTCACACACCGAATCAAGGCCATTTGCCGGGATCGTGGATATCACTACAAGAACTATAAAGCACAGGTACATCGACTTCTGGCGACCGACTTGGGTAAAGTGTGGGCCCGCCGCCGTTCAATTCACCGGGTTCTACGAGACTACGGAAAGGCCGATCAGCGGACGGATGCCTGGCACGCCAAGCGGTCTGAAATGATCACTGCATCCGAGGTGACGAAAGCATTTGCTGCTGCGACTCCTTCTGGAAAGCGCGAGCTTCTTCTCCGAAAGTTGGAGGGACCAAAAGTAGAGGGCGGTGGTCCTATTGGGGCCTGTCTTTGGGGTACTCAGTTTGAGCCGCTGGCCAAGAAGATTTATGGGGATATGCAGGGTGGAGCCGAGATTGTCGATACCTCCTGCGTACAGCACCCGGTCCATAGGTTCCTAGGAGCATCACCCGACGGGATTGTTTTGACCAAGGATCCCCTTGATTATCGATGGGGAAAGCTGGTAGAGTTCAAGTGTCCCATTAGTCGTCCTTTCACCCAGAACAGTCCGATCCCTGACGCCTACTACCACCAAATGCAAATGCAAATGGAGTGCTGCAACGTGGATGAGTGCGATTACGTGGAGATGCAGTTCAAGACAGTACCAAAGTCGGTATGGAACGACTCAGAGTCGCCTTACAAGGGTGTGATGGCGGTCTATGACAATGGGACCATCGAGCATATGGACGACGAGGCGGACTTCGTAAGCTGGAAGAGTTCTCTTGCAGGTGACGAGTTCAGGGTGATGTTCTGGATTCTCAACAATATTCGTATTGAGAACGTCCCGCGCGATCCTCTGTGGATGAAGACGCATATCGACGAACTA